TGGTTGATATTTTTTTAATCTGTCAAAAGTTGGTTTATATTTTTTATAAGCTACTAAATCTTTAGGGTTGATCCTTTTCATCTTCCTTGCCCTCTATATTTTAATTTTTGTTGTCTCCTTTTGTGTTTGTTCATAGTGCTAGTCATAGTATTTTTATGAATACCTTGACTTGTTTTTTTTCCTCTAGATCCACAAACAGATTTGTGTTGTTGAAAATGTCTTGTTTTTTGCATTATCTTAAATTGGCTTTTATTATATGGAAAGCAACTTTTATTTTATCTAATTTATTTTGTATTTTTTTTAATTTTTCTTCATCTCCTGTATCTGTCCATTTAAAAGAAACTTCATCTATAAAATTTTCTAAAATTTTTAAAGATTCTAGTAGGGCCTCATCAATTTCAGATTTTGTATGTTGCTCTTTCAAATTATTCCAAAGAGCTTCATTAAATTCTTGCTCTGCTTTTTTATTCTTCTTCTTTCTCTTCATCTTCCCAATTTTGTATTTCCTCTAATAAATGCTCAGGAAAAATAACTTCCTGGTTTGCTATTTTATTTTCAAGATAATCTTTTAATTTTTGTAATATCATTTTAGATCCATATTTTTTAAAATGTGTGCGATAACATCTATAGTCCAACCGTTGCCTAACATTTTAAATCTTTGCGAGTTTGATACATGGTTTGTGTAATTGTCAGGTACTGTTTGAAGTCGTTCACACTCTAAGGGTAAAAGCTTTCTCCAAGATAAATCTTGCACTACAACGCTATCTTTTTGAACTGATCCTATTGAATTACTTTTTTGATCTTTTCTTAGCTCTAACATTTGTTTAGGCTTAGACTCTTTCCATTTAACTCTCTGCCCTTTATCATCATAAGATCTTGCTCTCCAAGCTCCTGATAAAACTTTAGGCTCACGATTACCACCTCCCATTGTATTTAATGTTGGCGACTTGCCTTCTGGCGAGTAAACTCTTTTTAGTATGTCATGTCCATTTATATCAACAGCTACACCAACTTGTTTTGGCTCCTTCAAAGCATATAGGCTATCTGTCGATTGTTTATATTGATTTGCAAGTAAAGCACCACTCTTTTCTTGGCCAGGTTTGAAAGCCCTGGATCTTGGGTTATCTTTTGCTCTTTTATTTGCAAGATCAGACAAAGCATAACTTTCTGTATCTTGTTTAATAAGAATATCTTCCAAAATAATATTTTTATCTATCGGTTGTTCTATATTTGGTATGTTAGTCCAATACAATCTCAATCTGTTTTGAGCTGACACAAGAGCAGAATTTATTAAACTAGGCTTTATCTTACCTCCAAATAAATCTCCACCTTGAAACTCAGGATAACAAAGAGAAACCTGATCTGTAATTACGTCTTGAAACTCTTGTTTCATTCTCACATTTTCTAACAAAAAGTATTTTGGTTTTATTTCTTTTAATATCCTTATGAACTCAAAAAATAACGCTGATCGTGGATCATCAAAAGCTAATTGTTTACCTGCAAATGAAAAACCCTGACATGGAGAACCACAAGTTATTAGATCAATATCTTCAAAATCTTTCGGGTCTACGTTGCATACGTCTCCAATTTGAATGGTGTTAGGAAAGTTTGCTTGTGTAACCTGAATTGCATACTTATCTATCTCACTTGCATAGTAAGTATCTACTTCAATACCAAGTCTTTGCAAAGCCAACTGACCACAACTCATTCCATCAAACAAACTTAATACTTTAATCCCCATCTATTTAAATTTGGTAATTGTGCTTAATCTCTAAGCTCATCTTTGATAGTTAATATGTGTTTAGATCTTGCTATTGGATCTGAAATATACATTCGATAAATGCAGTCGTCTTCATGGTCATAACCTAATATAACTTCTCCTTCAATTCTATAGTAAGCGATCATTTTTTCTCCTTTTTTTAACATGTTTTTGTAATCTTAACAAAGTTTGATCTGTTAATTTACCTGCATATTTTATTTTTGTATTAGTCATGCACTTCTCCAAACACAATCCAAACATCTATATTTACTAACAGATATACTAAGCAAGATGCTAAGAAAAGTATTATGTAATCTTTTGTTGTTAATTTCATAAGCTAACTATCCCCGTTGCTATATTCCAAGACATAATTAATAGCCCTATCAAGATACATATTCCTAAAGCTAAAGCCCATTTATCTTCTCTCATCAAATCTCTCTGTCGTTGTCCTCTCTGAGCTTAATTTCTACAAGATTAGGAGAATTATGTATCATTGGCTCTTCGCCCTTCATAACGCCTCTATATAGCCCTAAAGTGCCTTCTAACGCTATCCAACCAGCTACTAAGTCTTTTTCAGACATTTTAAAGATTTTACTAGCATAAGGTTTCTTTTTTTCTTGTGCGACAAAGTAAAAACCTTCTACCTTGAATCCTGCCTTTTCATACCCTCTTTTGTACCAAGATGCTTGTAAATCGTAGCCGTACTTACGAACTGAGCTAAGAAATCCTTTAGGCGAACAATCCATTGTAGTTTTGTAATCAACAACAATAATGCTCTTTTCAGAATAAGGTTGAGCTAACGGATGTCTAATGACATCAGATCTTAACTTACAAAGTGTTTCTCCTTCGTACCAATAGAATGAAGACTCGTATGGACTTTCAAATACAGAAGGAAAGTCAGTCTCATTTGGATTGAGATACTTATTTGCTTCAGGAATAAGTGCGTCTTGCATGGCAAAAATATCTTCTTTCTGTTGGTTATTAATAACGGTATAACCCCTTTGTTCGTAATCCGCTTTTAGAGACTTATTAGCGTTGGTGTAAGGAGATCCAATAATAACTGCTATATCTTTATCAAAAGCCTCTTGACCTTCTACTATAAGGGCATGGGCTGCTGTCCCAAATCTTAAAGCTGGAGAGTCCTCTATTTCTTGATATAAAGCATGGATTTGACTATCCATAAACTTTCTTATGGTTGATGAACTTACTCCTGGACTGTTGTGATAAAAGCTGTTGGTCAGCTCTGGAAAATAATATGCTTCATTCAAAACATAATTTTTATGTGGTTCTAGTATTTCAGGCAAACTTTGCATGTTGCTCCTCCTCTTTTAATTTTTGTTTAATCTCCTTAATCCATTCTTTAGTTCTTGCTAAGTCAAACTCAGCCATAGCTAATTGATGAATTAAATCCTTTTCTTCTTTTTCCATAAACTCTTACCTCTTCTTGTATTATATACACAATTAGTATAATATGTCCACTATTCGTAATTAAGGGGAGATTTTTTAAGTTGCTCCTCTTAGTTCTAGTGCCGTTTCATGTCATTCTCCCAATTAGACGGCTAAGGCTTCGGAGAGAGCCTAGCTAGAAATCTCTCCGCCCTTTCTTCTTTTTAATAAGTATGTATATAATCTCTTATGGCTTATGAAGTTATAAATTTTACTGAAAAATTAGGGCCGCCTACTACTCAAGAACTTATTAGTAAATGCGATAGTATAGTTAATAATCATTGTGTAAGAGGAGAATCGGAACTTTTAACTAGCCTTTGTATGCTTTCTTATGCTCTGCAAAAGATAATGCAGATCACACAATCAGAACAAGAAACAGTAAACTTGGTTAATGAAACATTAGATGCTCATTTACCTGATGAATATATAGGCGAAGAAGGTATATATTTTACTGCTGATTTTGAGTTAGATCCTGAAAATTAATATTGTCGGGTTTTTGTCATGGTATTTATGACAACGCAAACCCTTTATTTATAAGGCTTTCATTATTATTTTATTTTTTTCATTTTTGTCATAAGAAATAGAAGAAAATACCCTTTAATACTCTAAAGTTCTTGACAAGTTAACATTCGGGAGTGTACCCTTGCTACACACTATAGGGAGAATGGTGGGAGGAGTTCGTATTAGAATACGCTAAAAAATCATGGCAGATTATCAAAAGAAACATGATACAAATTACGAAGGCAATCTACTTGCTGAAGAAGATACTCCCCCTATTGAAACTTGCAACTTAGATAAGAAACTCAATCGCAGACAAAGAATATTCATTTGGACTGCTGTAAACAATCCTAGACTATCTCTAATCGAGTCGGCTGCGAAAGCAGGATATAAAGATCCACGACAGGCCGCAAATAAACTCATGAGTAATCCTTTGATTAGAACCGAATACAACTACTTAATGAATGAAGTTAAGAAAAAGTATGAGCTTAATTATGATCGGGCAGTTCAAGATTTGTACGACATTCGGGACAAAGCTTTAGAGGCTGGATCCTTTAATGCAGCAATCTCAGCTCAGAACAGCTTATTAAAAGTCGGAGGACTGATTGTTGATCGTAAGGAAGTTATGTTTGGAAAAATAGATCAGATGAGTAGAGAAGAAGTCGAAAACCGCCTGGAAAGTCTGCTTGGTCAAGCCATAGAAGCTCAAGTTATACAAGATAACGCTTTAGAAAATGATGTTGTGAGTGATGAAGAAAGTGAAGTAGAGCAATAAAAGGGGAGAAAAAGACAAGTATCACTCTACTTCGGTTTA